ATGTTTAGTTATGATTTTGATTTTAAACCAACCGATATGTGGCGATATGCGGCAGGAGCTAAAAAGCAATACGGGAATAGCTACTACCTAAACCCTAAGCAATATGTTCAAGGGACGGATTGGGTAATTCGTCGAAAACATCCAAAACTTATCAAAGGAAAGGCTATGATTAAAGCTGCAAAACGTGCAACCCATACAAAAGAGTTCTATCGAAAGCAAAGGGAGGCTATGGTTAATGCCTGATGTAATAAAACCAGAGGAAATCAAAACCTTCGTGCTTGCGGATCTGGTTGGGAAAACCGTTCGCATAGAATCCTTTAAAGGTGAAGAAGGTTATCTATTCTTTGCGGTTGAGGTTGAGACTAATACTATATACATATTAAGGGAGTCAAAGTAAATGCCTGATGTAAGAGCCGACAACAGCGCTCCCGCGCCAACAACCCTTCCCGGAGTGAACATCCTTACCAATTGTAGGGAACGGTTTTTCTCTTATGTAATAAAAGGGCCTGATTGTTGGGAATGGGCAGCAGCGAAAGATTCATTAAATTATGGAAGATTCTGGTTTGATGGTCAAATGCGACTAGCGCACCATATAAGCTGGTTACTAAGTGGAAATTCTCCAAAAGTTTATTTGCGTCACAAATGTAATAACCCTAGTTGTGTAAATCCTGATCACTTAGAGTCGGGAACGCACGCTGACAATATGAAAGATTTTGCGCTTTCTGGGAGTCATAGCAGAAGGAAAGTTGATCCACAATTAGCTATGAAAATGAGAGAAGCCGGAAGTACACTTAAAGAAATTGGCATATATTTTAAGACTTCCAAACAAGCTGTACTGCAAATAATAAAAAGGCATAAAGCATATGGAAGCTGAAAAACGTCAAAGATCGCTATTACCTGGGGTTAATTGCTTGCTCATGGGGCCAACAGGTACGGGCAAGACCCATTCAATCGGGACTCTAGTAGACGCGGGAATCGAGGTCTTCTACTTCGCCTTCGAAGCCGGCACGGAGTCCTTAATCGGATATTGGGCGGACAGCGGAAAACCTGTCCCTTCCAACCTCCACATCATAACCGTTAAATCTGCGTCCTCCACCTGGGGGGATATGGCAGACTCCGTGGGCTACGTCAATAAGCTCGCCTATGAAAGCCTTAAAAAGATGTCCGATCCGAACCGCAGCAAGTATAACCAATTCGAGCAATTCCTCCGCACCTTCAACAACGTGACGGATGATGCAGGGAATACCTACGGTTGCGTTGACACATTCGGAGCGGACAAGGCAGTTGTAATCGACGGTCTAACCGGCCTCTCCAACGCTGCAATGAAAACCGTTGTCGGCGGCAAAGCCGACCGGGACCAGAAAGACTGGGGACTGGCGCAAAACCTCCTGGAGAACTTCCTCCGCAAGATCTGCGATGATTGCATCTGCCATTTCGTGCTGCTCTCTCATGTCGAGCGGGAGGTTGATGAAGTCCTGGGCGGGGTTAAATTAATGGTGAGCACCCTCGGGAAGAAGCTCCCGCCGAAACTAGCTCCGATGTTCTCAGATGCTATCCTAACCGTGCGGAATGTTGATAAGTGGTATTGGGATACGGCGAGTGCGCTGGCGGATGTGAAGACTCGGAACCTGCCGATAAGCAATAAGAATAATCCGGATTTCCGGGCGATATTGGATAAATGGGAGAAGAGGGGAGGAAGGCGATAATGACTGAACTTGCTATTAAAATTGACTGCGGGACTGATAAGTGCATGGATTGCACCCACTTGCTGTGTGAAGGTCAAAAAGAATATTGTGCTATGTTCGATGAATACCCGGAAGCCACAGCCTCCAGCACCTACCGACTGGAAGAATGTAAAAAAGCAGAGATAAAAGAACTACGATAGCAGCAAGCAGCAAGCAACAGGGCATAAGCCCAAACCAACAACTCAATAAGAGGTAACACCTATGTTCGATGTAGACAATTTCCTTAACCAAACCGTAAACGATTCCAATGACACTTCCCTCATCAATCCACCAGATAATATGTCTGGCGACGGCTACATGATCCTCGCGGGGAAGGTGGATTGTAGAACCTGGCAGAAACGGGACGATCCATCTGTCTCCGGCTTGGCCCTCGATATCCAATGGGAAATCCAAGACGAAGCGGTTAAAACCTTCTGCGGCAGGGATAAAATCATTTGCAAACAAGGCATTATGCTGGACCTCACCGACTCCGGGGAGTTGGATATGGGCAAGGGGAAGAATGTCGGCCTCGGCAAGCTCCGCGAAGCCCTCGGCCTCAACACCCCTGGGGAGCCTTTCTCCTTCAGCATGATCACTGGACGGCTGGCGAAGGGATTCGTGCAACATGAGGTTAAGAGGGAAGAAATCTTTGTAAAGATTAAGAAGGTGTTGAAGGCGTAGAGGTTAGTCAAGGAAGGGCAATGAGTTACCTACGGCGGAAGACCCAAAGCGAGAGCTGGAGGGTTAAATATCGTCCTTCCTTATTTAATACAAACACTTTAAAGGAGGAGTTGAAAAATGATACAACCAACAATTGGAAGGGTAGTTCTTGTACATCGTGGAATATCAAATCAAGCAGAGCCAGCCCTTGTCTGTTATGTACACAGCGATAGACTGATCAATGTAGGGGGATTTGGGAAAAATGGGGATTCGTTTGCCATTAAGAGAATTCAGCTACTGCAGGATGGGGATGTGGCAACGGACGAAAACAGGTACGCTGAATGGATGCCCTATCAGAAGGCTCAGGCAGAGAAAGATAAGGGTTAATCGTAGGGATTAATATATAATAATCCGCCGGAGATTGGGACGCTCGATTTGCCCCTCTCCGGCGTTTTTCATCCTATGCATACAACCACACCGGGGAGAGGTCAATCGTTAAACGGCGACCCCAAAACCCCATATAGAAATTGAAATGGAGGCACTAAATTGAACACAATCCCAATTTCCTCAATCCTAATCTCCCCGAACCGCCAACGCCAGGAGTTCTCCCCTGACTCCCTAATGGAACTAACAACCTCCATTGCGGAAATCGGATTGCTCCACGCTCCGGTTGTCAGGGAAACCCCCGAAGGCCTAACCCTGGTTTCCGGCGAACGCCGCTTGCGCGCAATCGAAGACCTTTTCATGCTTGGTCATTCCCTGTTCTATAACAATAAGGTAATTGAACCCGGCTCGGTGCCATATGTAACGCTGGGGGAGTTATCTTTCCTAGAGGCAGAGGAAGCGGAGCTGGATGAGAACCTTAAGCGGAGAGACTTGACTTGGCAGGAGTTGGCAGCCGCGCATGAGAGGTTGCATAAGCTGCGGCAGAAACAAGTACTCGCACAACCCCATGAAGTCGGAAAGCCTCCTGAATGGTCCGTAGCCGACACCGCCAAGGAACTCTCCGGCCGTTCCGACGGCGCTTATCAAGATAAAGTCCGCCGGGAACTTATCGTAGCCAAGCACCTCGGCAACCCGGAGATTCAAAAAGCAAAGACCGTCGACGAAGCCTTCAAGTTGCTCAAGCAGCAGGAGAATCGAGAGCGGAATATCGCTCTGGCGGAGGAAACCGGAAAGACATTCTCTTCGGCAATCCACGATCTATTCAACATAGATTGCTTGGAATGGATGCGCGCGTATGCTGATGGCATGGCAGACCACCCCGGTTCCGGTATCGACGTAATTTGCACAGACCCTCCCTATGGCATGGGAGCGGATTCCTTCGGCGATGCTGCTGGGAAGCTCTCTGGAATCGAGCACCATTACGATGACTCTCGGGAAGCTTGGATTGGTCTAATGGAGGCCTGGTGCCCATTGTCCTATCAAATCTGCAAGCCCCAGGCCCACGCCTATGTGTTCTGCGATATCCTGAACTTCGCCGATCTAAAAACATTGATGCAACAAGCCGGATGGTATGTTTTCCGCACTCCCTTCATCTGTGTCAAGCCGAACTCTGGTCGCGTCCCCCTGCCAGATCAAGGCCCGCGCCGGCAATACGAAACCCTGCTTTATGCGATCAAAGGGAAGAAACCGGTAACCCATATCTATCCTGATGTTATCTCAACCACCGCGGATGAGCAGCTATCCCATGGAGCACAGAAGCCTGTGGCATTGTTCAAGAACCTCTTGCAGCGGTCGGTGCGGCCCGGCGATACCGTCCTGGATTGCTTTGCCGGGACTGGGCCGATCATCCCTGCTGCCCACCATTTCCAATGCAAAGCGATTGTGCTGGAGAAAGAGAAGGAATATTATGCAATCTGTTGTGAGAGGCTGAAAGCCTTGGAGGAAGGGGATAATGCCAGTATTTGAAGATATTGAAGTCACTGTCTCTACTTCTATAGATTTCGAAGTCTTCTGTGGCACTTGCGGCGCGGGTCTGTGCGATCAATCTGACACAAGACATTCCAGAAGTCGCGTACATGCCCAGGTAACTGTGAAAGTCTGCGAGGATTGCCTTGAAACCGCTAGGCAGGAAATTCGAGAAGATCTTGAGAATCAAATAGAAGGGTTGCAAGAAGAGCTAAGAGAACTGAAGGAGAAACTTAATAATGTCTAAAACCCCCAGGCCAATCGGCCCACTCCCTTCCCGCATCATGCTGGTGGATGAGTGCTTCCGCAAGGCAGATTTGGAATCCGGCGAACCCTTCTCCGGTTACCTCGGCGGGGAATTGGGCAAGCTCCTATCCGAGGTCGGAATCCAGCTAAGCAATTGCTACTCAACCTGGGCGGTGCGGCAATATTCCCCGGACGGAGGGCACTCGTTTTTCGCTCAGCGAAAGAAAGACATTACCGCGATGCACAAGGACCTGCATGGCAAGCCGGCACTCAACTTCGTCCATGAGGCACAGGAAATCCTAGCGCGGGAGATTGAATCCTGTCAGCCGAATGTTATCATAGCCTTTGGCAATACGGTGATGCTGCTCTTAACCGGGAAGTGGGGGATTACCAATTGGAGAGGCTCAACCCTCCCTTGCATCCTCCCCGGCCTCTCCTACCAGCCCAAGGTAATCCCCGTCTACCCTATCGGCCGCATAATGGCGAAGTGGGAATGGAGGCCGATTGCGCAGCAGGATTTGAGGAGGGTAATTAAGGCAAGCCATAGTAGAGAACTAATCCACCCGGATTACAATTTCATAATCCGCCCGGATTTCGGCACCGCTTTAGCCACCCTGGAAACCCTACTCCGCTCTGCCGACAGAGGCCCCTTGAAGCTCGCGGTAGACATCGAAACCCGATCCTATCAGATAGCCTGTATGCAGATTGCATGGTCAACCCTAGATGCAATC